GCTGTGATCCGTTTCCTCCCTGCTCCGAATGGTGAGGACCTGCCATTCGTGAAACTCTACAGTCATGCATTCCAAGGTCCTGGTGGTTGGTATATTGAGAACTCTCTGACTACTCTGGGTCAGAAGGATCCTGTGTCCGAACTGAATTCTACCCTGTGGAATAATGGTACTGATGCTGGTAAGGAACTGGCACGTAAGCAGAAGCGTAAACTGACTTATGTTGCTAATGTTTACGTGGTCAAGGATCCTGCTAATCCTGCCAACGAAGGTAAGGTCTTCCTGTATAAGTTCGGTAAGAAGATCTTCGACAAACTTACTGCTGCGATGCAACCTGAGTTTGAGGATGAGGAAGCAATCGATCCGTTCGATTTCTGGCAAGGTGCTAACTTCAAACTGAAGGCAAAGAACGTTGCTGGTTATCGTAACTACGACTCTTCTGAGTTTGCTCGTCCCTCTGCTCTCCTGGACGATGATGATGCCATGGAAGCAGTATGGAAGAGTCAGTATTCTCTTGCTGAACTCGTTGCTGCTGATCAGTTCAAGTCCTATGATGACCTGAAGAAGCGCCTTGACTATGTGCTAGGTAACAAGGGCACTCCTCGTTATCAGGATTCTGATGATCTTGATGAGGATAACACCCGTGGTTCTTCCCGTGAACTCACTGAAGATCTCCGTGATGAACTATCTTCGTTGAAGCCCACCCGCACTGTTTCTTCCTCTTCTGATGAGGATGAAGATGACGATACGCTGTCCTACTTTGCCCGTCTCGCTGAAGAGTGAACTATAACCAAATCTGTTTAACTCTTTTAGTTATAGCAGCATACATTAATCTTTTTAGGGGAGGTTAACTCCCCTTTTTTATGGAGATTTAACTCTAGTATTTGAGGTCTTGATTAGTTTTGTATCAACGTATTGTGAGGATTTTGTATACGTCATTATCTTTTTAATATCCGATACAAAACTAGTTAGATACTCTGTTCTCAAAATAAAGATTGATCTCTTCTCTTCATTTTTACGAGTCTCATATTCGTAGTTAGTTACTGGAACTACAACTTCCGATTGTATTAGGTTTACTGTTGGATTGTTTGGATTTGGAATTGTAAAAGTCGAATCGACGATTTTTCCTGCAGGAAGAATTATTCTTCCAGATGAATCTTTAACTTCTTTTGTTTCATAGTGTTTGGTAGCGTTAATTTCTCCACCATACTTTTCTAAACTATAATTGTAGAGATGATAGTTGGAAAGGGGCCATTCATCCCTTATATTAACGATACCAGCAGAGATTATAACAACCCAATCATAGTCAGATCTACCATAAACTTCTGATGCAACTGTATCTGGTCTAGCACCATCTGCTATTTGATACTTATTAAATAAAGTGAAAGAATTTTTTAGATCGTCTCTAAGTTTTACTCTACGAAATAGATTTTTTACTCTAATATAATCTAAAGACGAATCTCTATCAGATAGAGTTGACTGATATTCAATATCTGGAAGTTCTCTAAAGTATCCCATTTTAGTAACCTACCCCCTTCTTTCCTTGATCAGTATCATAATCACTTCTGTAAATTGGTGTGAGTTCTGAGAATGATAATGATAGTTGCATGTGGACTGGTGTTGAATCATTGTATGTGGCATAAGTACCAGATCCAGTGTAGTTCACGGACATTGAAGTTAATGCCATCGGTTTAAATCTATGTAAGAATGGATGATCTTTAGATCCACTCTTATAACTTAGATAGAAAATATCTGGAGAGTCAATAAAAATTCCATTCGACTGATTTGAAGCCGACATATGATATTTAAATGTTCTGATTATTTGTTTTATTTGTTCTGCTTCTTCTTTATATCTTGGAACAATGTCCCAATTGAATCCAAAAGATCTAGATGCTACTCCATTGAATAGCATTTGACTGTTTGGGTTTAGAGTAAAACCTGTTGCTCTCGAAATTAATCCACCAGGATTTTGTCCCGTCAAAGCACTTGACACCAGAGCAGCAGTTCCACCTTGAACTAGTCTTTTAATACTTTCGGTTTCACCTAGAGCAGATCCAACTCTTTCTTTAGCGTTATTATATGCATTGACAGCTGATTGTGGTAGACTTACTTGACCAGCTCCTTCTAAAAAGTCACCAGTGAATCCTGCTAGTCCTGCTTGAACAGGATTCATCCCAGCATTTTCCCAACTAGCATTATTTGTATCACCTACTCCTTCAGGTATTGGGAGTATAATAGTTTTTTGGGGATCTTTTGCGCTTAAACCTTGTACATCATCAGTTGTTTGTAATGCAAAACTACCTGGTCTATTTTGAATTCCAACAGGTTTGAATTTTACAATTTCAATCTTTAGATAATCATCACCTTCTTTTACCCTATCATATGGGTATCTAAGAATTTTACTAGATTTTTTGTTTTCTGAGCTAGACTCAGCAGCGGCAGCAGAAGCCGCGGGAGCAGTGGTTCCAGATGCTCCAGAAACTAAATTATTTCTTGTACTTCTGCGCTCCCAGGGTTTTACTACCATTTACCTTTTCTAACTATTTAGATAGTTTTCCGTAAGATAGTCTCTTAGCATCTTCAAATTCTTCATCATCTATCAGTTGATATGTTCCACCAACTATTTCACTGTATGTATACTGCCTATAATCATTCCAATGAACATTGAATCCTTTGAATCCCCAACTAAAAACTTGTGTAACAGCAACTAGAGGAAACTCATCATATCTAATATTGGGTGTTTTGGGGGAATAAACAAAGGTATAATATTTTCCAACTTCGGCGGCTCCCTGAGATTCTCCTCCCAGTGCCTCCATAATATCTGTCATAGTATCTTCTGGATCTTCACCTCCAATCTTTTTTTCTACTAGATCAGACAATCTACTCATATGCCTAGTTCTATTTCTGTGATTACTTTAAATTCCCAACCACGATCTGCACAAAATTCTCTTGCCGCTGCCCACTTGGATTGGTTTTTGGCATATTCATATGCTTCTCTAATGTAACCCTTGGTTTGTCTTTGTGGTTTCTTGGGAGGAACTGTTTGCTTCTTTGGTTTTACTTCTATTAGATATTTTTTGATCAAACTATTTGATTCTTTTACTTTAATATAGAAATCTGGAAAGTATCTATGTACTCTACCATCCACAGGTGATCTGTATGGAAGAGCGATTTCCTCACTTCCCCACTCTAAAATATTTTCATTTAAATCACAGTATCTCATGAATTTGCGTTCCCAAAGAGAACGGTATATAATATTAGTAGGATCTCCTTTGTATTTTTTTGGATGTGAAGGTTGGTATTTTCCTTTATATGACATCTAAATAACTATAACAATTTCATATAAGATATTTAGAGTGCCTACTCCAAGACCAAGAAGAATATCTGATTTCAAACCACTTTTAACAAATTTAGCTCAGACTTCACACTATCAAGTAACTTTTGGTGGAACACCTCCTCAACTTGGTAGTTATCTTGCTAGAAGAGGTGTAGACTCTAGATTTATTAGTGGTGAAATTGGTTTACTTTGCTACTCCGCATCATTACCATTTGCTTCTACAGCAACTGCGGTGATTGCTGGAAACTATATGGGAATTCAAGAGAAGATCGCACATAGTAGAATATATGCTCCAATCACGATGGAGTTTTACGTCGATAAGGAATATAAAACTTTAAAATTCTTAGAGCACTGGATGGAATTCATGGCAAGTGGATCCCATGATTCTGTATCTCAAGGTCAAAAGAACTACTTTGTTAGGATGCAGTATCCAGACTATTATAAGATGGATGAAACAAAGATTGTAAAATTTGAAAAAGATTATAGTCCTAGAAATTTAGAATATACTTTCTTCGGATTGTTTCCGTCTAATGTATCTAATCCATCTATTAGTTATGATCAATCGAGAACATTAACTGCTTCTGCTACGTTTGAATATACACGTTACGTTTGTGGTCCAATTCGTAGTATTGATCAAAAAAGAGGTAGCGATAATAATAAACAGGGTGACAATAAAGGTCAACTATTTTATGATGGAGTCACTCCAAAGAGCACTGAAGAAGTTTGGAAGGAAAAATCTGCTGCTTCTCTTGGAACATATGATTTTCCACCAAAACAATTTGAAGGTGCTTTCCAAGCTCCACAATCTAATCCCTCTAGCAATCAATCTAAATAATTTCAACTGACAATATCATAGGTTATTATGCCATTACCAAAGATCTCTACGCCAACATATGAGTTGGAATTGCCTTCTACTGGAAAGAAAATTAAGTATCGTCCCTTTCTTGTAAG